GTACTACCCAATGGTTTGGCACAGGATTCAATGCTAATGGTCAATTAGGACTAGGAAATAATAGCGCCAGAAATGTATTCACTGCATTAACAGGCAACTGGTCTCAAATGTCATGTGGTGGTTACCATACCATGGCTCTGAGTGCAGGTACCACCAAGTGGTTTAGTACAGGGTATAATGCTGATGGTCAATTGGGACTAGGGGATAATAGCGCCAGAAATGCATTCACTGCATTAACAGGCAATTGGTCACAGATGGTTTGTGGTGGAAGTCATACCATGGCATTGAGCGCCACAACACTCCAGACTGCCGTAACTGCTGGGTACACAACATATGTGGTGTCTCCAACTGCTCTGAGTGTGACTGTGATTCGCTTCACATGTGATGGCAGCAAGTTGTATGGCAAACCAACATTCTATTATTATGAGAGAGACACAATTTGGACGTATTTTGCAGGGCCAGGCTTGATCTTCACACCCAGCCCGGCTGAATTCTATATCAATGATTACTTCATACCCATCAATGGACTCACAGTTGCAGGGGTGGTGGTTCCAGCACAAGGGTATTCTGATGGTGGCGGCATAACTGTAGTAGAAGGGCTTCCATCCTAAATAATAACATATGATGTCATGTAGCGATGTGGAACCGGTAAGTGCGTTTTATAGTACCAATCTTCAATCCAAGATTGAAAGTTACGACAGATTGGGTGCACGCATTTGTCGTGCTCTTGGTGCGCCATTGATCAACATTGAAATTCATGCAGATCAATTGAATGAGTTTATTAGCATTGCTTGTGAGATGTATACAAAGTTTGCAGGATATACGCAAGAATATCTGGTGTTTGATAGCAAGCTGTATGAACCAGGTTCAGGCTTGCGATTGGATGTGCTCTTCAGCTTGACAAAAGATTTTAATTTTAGAGCCAAGTTTGAAAATGTTTCCAATGATATTAAAGCGTTGTATAATGTTGGAAGAATGGTCATTGGTGATCCAACAAACCCATATCTGTACCAAGTGTTCGATCAAAACAAACCCAAGGAAGTGGAGCTATTGAATAGTTATGATTATTTGATTGATAGTTATCGCAAGGTGACTGATGTGTTAGATTTTGAAGAAGGAAGCTCAGATGGCATCAACACTCTCTTCACAATTGAACAATCATTAGCGCAACAAACTTATTTCAGCTACTCTCTTGGCAATTACGGTTTTGACTTGATCAGTTGGTACACATTAAAAAATTGGCTTGATACCCGTGAAAAGGTTTTAGCACTGCGTCGTGATGTGCGCTTTGATCCACGCACACAGTACATGCAGATGTTCCCTGAACCCCGCAACACACATTTCTATGGCATTGTGACTTGCTATGTTGAGAGACCTCTGACAGACATCATCAAAGAGCAGTGGGTATATCAATATGCACTTGCGTTGACCAAAATAGCCATTGGCACAGTTCGCGGCAAGTATCAAGGCACACAATTGTTTGGTGGTGGCATTATTAATGCTGCAATTCTGGAAGATGGTAAAACAGAGAGAACAGAATTGGAGAGAAAATTATACGAAAGTGCACCAGGATTCGGAGATGCAGCACCCCCAGAATTCTTTGTAGGTTAACTTGAAACTCACAGTCAAAAATACCAAGTATGTGCAAGGCATCTTTAAGCCTACCCACATGGAAAAATACAAAGGTCATGATTTGCCAAGATATCTGAGCAGCTGGGAGTTAAAATTGTTTCGCTGGTGTGATATGAACCCTAATGTGTTGGAATGGGGCAGTGAGTCCATTGTCATACCATATGAAAGTCCCATTGATAGAAAAGTGCACAGATACATTGTGGATGCAGTGGTGAAGCTCAAGACTGCCACTGGCATAAAGAAGTATCTCATAGAGGTAAAACCATACAAACAGACCATAAAACCAGAGCAAACTCCTGGAAAACACAAGAAGACGTTGCTTTATGAGCAATTGACCTATATACAGAACCAGGCGAAATGGGAAGCGGCTAAATTTTATGCAAAAAAATATGGCTTCGAATTCACCATTTTAACTGAAAGAGAACTCAGGAAATAAGTGAAATCTGATATAAATAATAATATGGCCTTACGCTTATTAGTTGAGACACCAGCACCTGAAGACCAGTACGAATACGTGGTCGAAGAAAAAAGTGGTAATCAACCCAGCACCATGTATATCAAGGGACCATACATGCAGTGCGAAGAAGTTAACAAGAATAAAAGAGTCTATGATTCTGGTGAAATGGATAAAGAAGTTAACCGTTATATCAATGAGATGGTGAGAACAAACCGCTCCATGGGTGAATTAAACCACCCCACACAAGCTGAAGTTAATCTGGAACGTGCCTGTCATTTGGTAACTGAACTCAATCGCAGTGGCAATGTTTATTATGGTAAGTCCAAAGTACTCACCACACCCATGGGACAAATTGTTAGAAGCTTGATCAATGATGGTGTGCGTGTGGGCATGAGTTCTCGTGCTCTAGGAAAATTAGAAGAGTGTGGCAATGGTGTTAACCGTGTTAAAGACTTTCGTTTGGTTGCAGTTGATTGTGTTGCTGATCCAAGTTTTCCCAAAGCTTTTGTTAATGGCATTCTTGAATCCAAACAATTTGTAGTAACACAAGATGGTCACTACGAAGAATATTATGATTCATTTTCTGACAGACTTCGCAACCTGCCTCGCAGAGATGTTGAAGGTTATCTCAAAGAACAAATTCTAGAGTTTTTTGGTAAGATCAGCAAAGTACTCTAATGAATATCTCTCAGCCATTTACACCTGCTGTTATTTCAGTTGGTTCAACCCAACAAAAGCCTGAATTGACTGCACAACTGGCCATGAAGTCACAGAAGAAGATGAAGCTTGCAGTAGTTGTTGCAAAAGATGAAGAATGTTATGAAGATAAAACAGGTTATGTCAATATGTGCAAAAAATGTCGTAAAGATTCACAGAATTTCGTAGGCGCGCACTATAAATATAACAGTATGCAAGAGAGAGTTAATATTGTCAACTTTTTAAAGTTTTTGAACGAGAAAAATTATGCTGAGGCGCATAAATATTTAAAGAAAGTTATGGAAATGAAATTAGCTAAGCGCATTGCACTAAGTAAAAATGTGAGGTTATTTTAATTTATGACAAAAGACATCAAAGCTATTCTAAAAGAAGCAACACAAGATCTTCTCTCCGAGGAAGTTCTTAAGGAAATCGAAGCAGCATTCAATTCTGCTATTTCCGAAAAAGTTCAACTTCACGTTACAAAAGCTCTTACCGAACAAGATGAAGATTATAGCAAGAAGCTAGAACATCTTTTGGAAACTATCGATGCAGACCATACATCTAAGCTCGAAAAAGTTGTCGAAGCCATTGATGCTAACCATACAGAGAAGTTAAAAGCTCTCGTAGAGAAGTATAGCAACGCTCTCAGCAAAGAAGCCAAAGCTTTCAAGGACAGCACCATTGATAATATCAGCACATATCTCGAAGCGTACATCGACGAGACATTGCCTGCTAATGAAATCAAGGATGCTGTTAAGAATCGCAGAGCCCTGGAGGTTCTCGATCAACTAAGATCAATTTTGGGTGTTGATGCCGCCCTAGCGAAAGAAAGTGTTCGCGAAGCCATCGTAGATGGAAAGCGTCAATTACAAGAAGCTTCTGAGAAGCTTGAAGCCGCTAACAAAGAGTTAGCTCAGGTTAAGGCACAACTCGCTACGCGTAATGCGGAACTTACACTCGAAAAGAAGACTGTAGGTTTATCCGCTCGCAAGAAAGAGTATGTGAACAAGGTGATGAAGACCAAGAGTAGCGAATTCATTACTGAGAACATTGATTATGCCTTGAGCTTATTCGATAAGACAGAAAAAGAGCGGCTTCAAAATATTAAAGAGGAAGCGGTTCATGACGCTGCTACAACACAAGTTGATCGTCCAGTAATGGAAGAAACTGAAGCTGTTGTTGAATCAGTGACGAACCCTTATCTCAAAGAACTTTCTAAGTACTAATTAGTACTAGTAAAGAAGTTAAAGAGGCGCAAGCCTGATTTATATTGTAGATTTTATATATTCTACAGGTCGAAAATAAAGGAGAACTAATAATTATGAAATCAATCAGACCTACACAGTCTTACATTGATGAGTCTCGCGCACAAGCGTTGCTCGAAAAGTGGAAACCAGTTTTGGATTACACTTCGGCCAACGTTAAAGCTATCGAAGATGATCATACTCGCTTGAACACAGCCATGCTCTTGGAAAACCAAGAAGCTTGGTGCGTCAACGAGGCTAATCAATCTGGTGGTGGTGTAGGCGGTACGGGTTCTGTCTTCGGCTCCAACGCCACAGGTAACTACGGGAATCAAATTCCTAATAGCTCACCTCAAGGTGATTGGTATGCTCAAGGCGATGCTCGTTTGCCTAAGATTCTCATTCCAATGATTCGTAGAACGTTCCCCGAGTTAATCACCAATGAAATTGTAGGCGTACAGCCCATGGGTGGACCAGTTGGTCTAGCCTTTGCTTTACGTTACAAGTATTCTCCATATCAGCTTGGCAACGATGGCATCGATGGTTCCGGCACAAATGCTGGCAATCTTCTTGCCAATCCCCAACAAGCATCGCTTAACAAGGAGCTTGGTTACCAATACCTCGACACCCGCTACACTGGCACATCCAGCACCACCCTAACCGGTGGCGCCCCTGGGACAGACGCCGCAAGCCTCTTCCCCTGGATCGCCCAAGATAACGGTGTGGCTCAACTTCTCAGTCAGTTCGAATTGACGGGCAAAATCCCTCAGATCGAAGTGAGCTTTGAAAAGACAGCCGTCGAAGCCGGTACCCGCAGACTCGCTGCTCGCTGGTCGGTAGAACTCGAACAGGATCTTAAGAACATGAACGGTATCGATATCGATACTGAGCTCACAAACGCTATGTCGTATGAGCTACAGGCCGAAATCGACCGTGAAATGATCGCTCGCATGATCCAAGTCTCACTCAACGCTGGTGCTGGCACAGGATACTCCATATGGAGTCCTGCTTCCGCAGACGGCCGTTGGTTGGTAGAGCGCAATCGCGATTTCTATCAGAGACTAATCATCGAGGCTAACAGAATTGCTGTTCGCAATCGTCGTGGTGCTGCCAACTTTATTGTTGCCACACCTCGCGTTTGCGCGATCCTCGAGATGCTTCCTGAGTTTCAATGGGTGCCAGTCCAAGGCAATGTCAACACTCAACCTGTTGGCGTAGCTAAGGTGGGTAACCTTGGTGGCAGATTCAACGTTTACCGTGATACACGTACAGAGGCCCAATATGAGGGTGGCTTACGTGCCGGTTATCGCGTTGAGTACGCTCTACTCGGATACAAAGGTCCGGAGTTTTATGACACTGGTATCATCTATTGCCCTTACATCCCTGTAATGGTACAGAGAACCATTGGTCCTAATGACTTCTCGCCACGCGTTGGCTTGCTAACTCGTTACGGCGTTGTTGACAATATCTTCGGTGCTAATTTATATTATCACACGATTCTATTGTCCGGACTTGGTCAACCGTTCACACCTGCAAGTGCTAATATTTACTTCTAAAGTATATTAAAGTACTCGCTGGTAGCGAATAAGAAAAAATTCCCGGTACGTCCCGGTTTAAAAAGAGGCCTTAAGGCCTCTTTTTTTTGGTCAAATTATTGGTATACAAAGGATTTCTTTACTAGACTACACCGATTTGGTTTTGCCAAGCATTTATTAAAAGAAAAATTGGAAAAATTTGACCCAGAATTGAGTGAGAGAGACAATATGTTTAATAATGGTTTTGCCAGAATATATGACTGTGGCAGCAAGAAGTTTGAATGGTTCTCACCTGCCTTATCAACTAGCTCTGAACAGAGGGATATACAATGTATCTCCGTTCAATGATACAGGAATCCCTGAGGTTGTCTGGACTAATGTAAGACCAGTTACAACTGTGGCTGCAGAATTTGGAAAGTTGTACGTGGTATCAATTAAATTGGTAAAATCATCACCTGTGGGTGTGTCACCTGTAGCAAATGCATTCTTCAAGTCAGTAACAGATATAATAGCCATGTATTATTTATTAGCTCTCAAACGCTTATTAGTAGCAGATCATATGCATTAAGCTAAATTATTATATTGAAATTTAAAGATATATTTACCTTCGAAAAACGGTTGGCAGAGTTTACAGGGGCTCCATTTGCTGTGTCCACATGTTGCTGCACACATGCTCTGGAATTGTGCTTCCGCATTCTCAAGCCTAGTTATGTGGAGTTTTCATGTCGTACTTACATGGGAATTATTATGATGCTCAAAAATTTACATATTCCCTTTCGTTTGATTAATGACCAATGGCAGGGTGAATATAATTTTCGCAATAGCCCCATATGGGACTGTGCCAGGAAGCTTGTACCCAACATGTATATACCAGGATCTTACAAATGCGTTAGTTTTGGTGAGAACAAACCACTTGATCTTGGTCGAGGGGGTGCAATTCTTCTGGATAACGAACAGCATTACAAGCTTTTAACAATGCTAAAATTTGATGGCAAAGATGTAAAATATGAGCCATGGATAGATCAACAATATTTTGATGTGGGGTATCATTATAAAATGAATAATCGTGAATGCATTGTTGGTTTAGACAAACTCAATGAATTTATAGCCAAGGGTGATTTTTCTTATTCCCATACACCATATAGAGACTGTCGTAGAATGATAGTCAAAGGCATGCCTCTGTTTGTATGAGGATAGATTACGTATTTTCGTTCGCTAATCATTTTTATAAAGAACTGTATAAGCAGCACTTTGATTGTATTCTTATTAATCCGCGCAATGCTTATGAATTGCAGTCTGTAGATGTGACAAAGAATATTATATTTTTATTTGGAGATCCATTCACTCTCAATTATATCAATAGAAGCAATCTTTCTGGTAGAAATATAATGTTCTTAAGACGGCATGAGTTCTATGAAAATAATTTTGAATTGCTTCAAAAAAACCGTCTTAAAATTCAGCATTTCTTTACTTTAAATTCTTTCTTTCAAAAGAAATTAAGAGACTTACACGGTATTGAATCCACCATAGAAAAAAATTATCTGGATGAGCAGTTATGGACGTATAAGGAAAGAGGTCATGGCAAAGAGATTGCTTGGGTGGGTGAATTTCAGCAACGCAAATCACCAGATTATCTAAGTGAATTATTGTCTTATCTTCCGGACTATAATATTCATTGCGCCATTTCGCCAGGTCCCTCAAAACAACTGTATATAGATTTTCTACAAAACTATAATTATAAGAATCTATTTCTATATAATGATATTAATACTCAAGAGAAAATGAACAAATGGTTGGACAATAAAAACTACCTGGTGACTACATCTATATCGGAGGGCTTACCTAATAATGTTCTGGAAGCTTTGGCAAAAGGTATTAAGCCTATCGTGAGAGATTACCCGGGAAATATATTCAATAAATTTACATATAAGAATATTTCTCAATTAGAATCACACCTGTCTGGTGAATATGATTCACAAGAATACCGACACATGGTTGAAGAAAATTACGGGTTAAAGCATTTTCTGGACTTTAGAAATAAGATTATTAATCTCTAGTAAAGGACTTCTGTATCTTCATATCAAAGAGGTGAGGGCATGCATCTCTCGGACATATTATGGGTGAATCAAATAGCTTGATTCTTAAATTTGGATCTTCTTGCAAATTACCAAAATACCTCTGGCTACAGCAAGCACCCCAGATGGAGCCGTTCTCCTTGATATTGAGGGCATTTTTTCCTGCGTTACACAAGATTCCTTTGAAGTTATGAAAATTATTGGCCAGTATTTCTTGACCATCAAATGGTGTTCTTCTACCATCAAAATATTCAACCTCTATTCTATCATTTTCAAAGTTATATTTCCTATTGGACGGGTTGTGCTTAATAAAATCTATTTGTCCTTGATTATATAATGGGGTAAAATGTCTTTTATAATTATTAACATCAAGAACTCCCTTATTATTCACAGTAATACCATCCATCTTGAAAAACTCTTTTGATGCTTCTAATGCTAAGTCCCAGTATTCGGGGTCCATCAAAACATGCAATTCAATATGTCTTTTCTTTTTCAGGAAGATGTCGAATACTTTTTTAAAGTGATCAATGTTTGCATATCTTGGATGAAAGCTTGGATATAGTATATCTATCAGATCTACAGCTTTAGACCAAAATTCTAAATTATTACCCAGGTTTGTATTCATTGCCACAAGAAAATTAATAGATCTTAAGAATACCATTACGTCTTCTACACCTTTATAGAAACTAGGTTCACCCCCTGTAAGGGTGATTTTTCTTTGTGGTTTCTCTTGTATACAAGGATTGTCTTTGTTTAAATTATCGAAAAAGTTTATGTATGTTTCAGAAGGAATATGTGGAAACATTCCTTTATGAAGAACAGGGGGACAATAATTACATCTTTGATTGCACAAATTATTAATTACAAAATTTATACCAAATATATCATTTTTTATACTTTTAATTACTCTGTGTTTAATAGGGGGCTGCATGTTCACACCTCCAGCATAATGTATTAGATTTATTGTTAGTCAATGAATTCACGATATGTTTATATGTTTCAGAATTAACAACTTCTTCGTAGGAGCTTTCTATTAGATTACCTAGTTTATGCTCCAGACTCCAATCCATGCAACAAAGATACACATCTCCATTCGGTAATAAAACATGTTGTTTTATTTTATTTGTAGAGCATTTTATAGCCATATTTGAGGTGTTATCTATTTTTTTAAAGCTATCAACATTACCGGCTCTACTATTCCATCTAAAATAATCGGGGGTTAGAAAAGAAATTTTTGCCCGAGTTTTTGATAATAAAGGTTGTATTAAGGGGTGTGGCTCTTTTCCAAAAAAAACTATTGCATCGCTATTCTCTAGACTTTGCAGACATTTTTCAACATTATGAATATAATTATCATCAATTACTAAATTCATTGCATTATCGTTAACTGGTAAATGTAAGATAATGTTATCATACTCTCGGTTCAGAATTGTATTAATATTATCCTGTGACGCTTTGTAGAGAGTTGTAGATATTCTCATGTAATGTCCTCTGTCTCTACAGAGCGCCACCATCTTAAAGCAATCTCTATGAAAAAAAGGTTCAGAGAACCCTGTAAAATGTATCCTTGTAGAGGTTGGCAGCTTGGTTAAAACGTGACTAAAATTTTCTAGAGATAGCTTCTTTATATTAGAATTGTATTTGAACAAAAAAGAATCTTGTGGACAATAGGAGCATTTTATACCGCACCCTGCCACAGTGGTTATCTCTAATGCATCCATATATAATATGATATATGCCCAATATTGTTTTACTAGCAATTAGTTACCGATCTGGTTCTAATTGTCTTAGATCAATATTAGACCAGAATAATGACATATCTGCTAAAGGTGAAATATTTAGGCCTTATTTTAAGTCAAACAATGTTAATTATGACAGTCTTCTGGGTGAGATTGACACGCGTCTAAATAGATTCAGGGAAAGAAGAGACAAGAATAAGGTTTTTTTATATACTAGTGTTGTGGACGAAATATTAAAGCTAGAGGAGTATAGTTTAATCCATAGAATTTTACCTAATAAATCAATCTTTCTGTATCGAGAGGATCTCTTAGAACAGTATTGTTCGGTCAAGGTTGGAGGAGTGGCAGGTGTATATCAAGATACAGAACAATCCAAAAGGAAAAAACAAAACATAAGAATAGAGTTTAATCTTAATGAATATTTGAATTTTGTTGCTAGAATGAATCGTCATAGAGACTTCTTTGTTGCGTTTTATAAGAAATATAAGATAAATTATATTATTGTAGAATACAAAAGCATAATAAAACGGATAGAAGAAATATTTAAATTTTTAGATTTAGAATATAGAGGCGAGCTACCAACTACTATTAAATCTGAAAGTCGTCCATTGCATGAAATTATAATTAATTATTCAGATATTCCTACTAATATGAATCATAAGCTAGTAGTTAATGACGTTATTTCTGCTTAATGTTCTCCTATCAATCGGACAGACCCTACAGATATCATTTTGCTTTCTATCTGCTAGAATTTTAGCAAAAAAATCTTTTGATTTCTCTGAATTGAATATCTCGTCAATAGTTTGTTTGTTTGCGTCGCCTATTATTACTTGTCCCTGATAATCATGACAACACGGATTGCATTCACCATTCCAATTTATAACAAATGAATTGGAGAAAATTGAGCAACTGTTGGGTATTTCTTCGGTAACTTTTTGCTGTGTCTGTTTATTAATTTGTTCTGTTTCAGTATATTCTGTCATATTAAAGTTAGGCAGTTTATAGTATATGTTGTCGTACAACCCTAAGAATTTATTTTTAATATTGACCAGATCTTGCGTATTGTATGAAAATAAAACTGTTTGTATCTTTATTTTGGGTCGAGCAGACACGTTACCATATTTGTCAAAGTAGTATTTTAACCCTTCATAAATCTTATCTAAGTCTACACCCTTTCTATATGTTGCATTTAATTCTTTTGTTGATCCATCAATGCTAACAATACACTCATTCAGCTTGCTCTTGGCTAATAAATCTATATCTTTTTGCTTGTAAAAGACTAATCCATTTGTAGATGTTCTGTGATGAACATTCTCCGGTATCATTTCGTAGAGCTGGGACCACCTGGGGTGCAGAAAGGGCTCCCCGTAATTAAAGGATACTATTTGCACCTTGTGATTTAATTCTCTTACCTCATTCATTATTTTTTGAAATAATTCATTGGAAATAAATCCTTTTTTTCTATCTAGAGAATCAGAACCTGTGGGGCAAAGAGGGCATTTTGCATTACACGTGTTAGTAAGCTCTATCATTATGGAGCTAAGATGTCTATTCATATATGGGATGAACAAATTTATGTTCTTTTAATTTTAGTTTTGCTTCTTTCTCGTCTATAAACTCGTCGTAGAAATAGCGACCTCTGCCCTTCATATAGATTATAGCGTAAAATTCAGGATGATTGTATAGCTTTATATTAAGATCTTGACAAGCTATACCCATGAGTAATTCCGTTGAAAGCATGTATTCACCAGGTAACCCTCTTGCTAGGAAGCTGTTTATTCTGCCCGTTAAAAATTGGTCATCGTCAAAATACTTTGATGTTTTAAATGCCTGTATTACATTGGATCCAATACCAAAGATTCCATTCTGTATGAATTCAGGTCTTATTAGATTTATAGGTACTTCGCCATCGTAAATCCGTCTATCAAGAGTAGATTTGAATAGAGTCCCAAATACAGTATTTTTTAACTCATTGTTTAGTTCTATAGTGCCCTGTACTCTTGAATCTGGATCTGCCTTTATAACAACATCTGTTTTTATATCATCATAAACGGTTATTATATTTCTAAAAAAAGCACCAGGCGTTGCATTGGTGTGTGATCTGTTAAAAAAATAATATTTTAAATTGTTTTTTTCACAATATTCTTTTATGTTTGGATCATCGTTGCCATCACTCATAATAAATATGGGACTATCTGGATAGTGTAATTGTATTTGCGGAACACTTATTTTTAGCAATTCAAAATCCTGGTGCACAGGAACAATAAATCCTATCTTCATATTTCTAATATTTTTTTAAATATGTTATTATTATGAATTCTGCAATTGTTTTGGACAAAAATTAGTTCATCCTTAAGTAGATTATACTTATTTTCATTGTTAAAAATATCCATAAGGTTGCAATCGGTATAATCAATTTGTCTCAGTCCATTATGTTCCAATAATTTTTTATTTGTAATCAAAGGTATTTTGTTGGCTATGCAATGTGTAAATGATTCTGATGTTTTTATAGTTATGTATTCTTTTTTTTCATTATCATAAGGTATCAACAGAAGTTTAAATTTTGAAATCTGTTTATAAAATTCCATGTGACTACAAAAATCTATCGCTTTTATTTTGTCACAATTTATTTGTTTGATAATATCTTTAGATCCTTCACCTATAAGATAGGCATCACAATTATTTTTTTGTAAAAAAGAAATAATATATTCCTTTGATATTTTATTTTGAAAAAAACGAGAAGTTACTCCTACTGTATTTTCTCTGGGTGCATTTAGATTTAAAGGTGTTTCTGTTTGAAAGAAGTAATTTTCACTGAATGGCTTTTCATATATTCCATTTGCTATATTTTTTGATTTGGGGAAATACTTTTTAATCACACTTTCTCCTACACTTAAGGGTCTATGATGAACAAATATAAAATTATTCTTTTGACGAAAGGCCGGATTAATGAAAAATTCTGGAATCTTATTATTGGATTCTAAGGCAGTTATTACAATTGAAATGTCAAAATGTGGTGTTTCAACTAATGGTAATTTATATAAATTACACAGTTCTTTGAAATTATATTTGTCACACGGATTATGATGGTAGAACATGGGCGATAATCCCAAACACTGTAAAGATTTGTATATCGATAGTGCTGTGGCATGGTGGTACTCTGTATTGACAATGATCCCTATTCTCATTTATATTTCTCGTATAAGTTTTTTAATGTAAATGTTATCTCATTTGGATCTTCCCCCGCTTTCGATAGCAAAGAGAATACAAATGAACTAAAACATTTTTTTGATTCAGAATACATCCACGGTTTACTATTACCGTGAAAATGTAGTATAGCTATATCTTTTATTGTATCTTTTGTCACTTGGCTTGTTACTGTGTTATATTTTTGAGGTAGAAGGGTCACAATATCGCGAAAATATAGATTAAATGGGGACTGATCATTATACCATCTTCTTTTTTTAGCTAGATTTATCAAATTGTCTTTATGTTTTTTATCTATTATCTTTCGAGATAAGATCATGAGACCACAATTAAAGAAATTCTTTTCAAGATAATTTAAATCCAGAAGCATGTCGGGGTATTTTCTACAAGCTGCAAAATCACCAGAAAAAAGTAATAGATCTTTTATATCTTGTAATACAAGCATGTCTGAATCTATCATAACGATTTTGTCGTAGTTAAGATGCGCCAACTCGAAAACATCAAATCTATAATACAGATTGTAATTGTATTCTTCTTGTATGTCCTTGCATTGGTTATAATCTTCTTTTTTAACATGAATTATTTTAATTCTACTATATATTTTAGATAGTTCAGAAATAGATTCATCTGATAGATTTCCATCAGAAAGAATTAGATAATCCAGGTCAAACCATGGATTATTAGTCAGCAAGCTATTGAGCAAAGCTCTCATTGCAGGCATGAAATCATCATTTAAAGCAGTAAAAAAAGCTGTCATATGCTATCCTTATAATGCAAGAATTGCTCAATATCACTCTTTAGCTGCTTGTATTCCTGTTTTATTTGTATAATCCCGTTGTCTCGTTTCAACATTAACAAGGGATCAAAACGATTATTTTCATATATTTTATATCTGTTTATATAATTGCGTTTCTCAAGTTCTCCATGATAATTGTGATAAACTACTCCTTGTAAATATCCTGTTTTTAAATTTTTACATTTATTATAATATTCTTGGATGGTGTGGTAATGATTTTCTGAATAAGGGTAGTACGCAAATTTTTCCTTAGCAAAGCAGCTTTGGGGATAAGGTATCATTTTTTCTTGAATAAAAGACCGGGCCATGATCGCATCACCAGTGCCTGCTATATTCATATCATACAATCCTCCAAGATGCAGAAATACACTTTTTTTCATGGCCCAAGCAAATCCACAATGGCCGTGTCGGTTATTCACTTGCTTGGCGTAAACAAAACCGGCTACAGGATTTAATGGTTTGTTGTCTTTATCTAAGTGATAACAGGAGTCAAACAATTGAAGCACATCATACCCCTCTTCAAATTTTTCCAAAGCTTTTGAATACCAATCAAGATCCTCAAAACAAACATCATTATCTATCCAAAAAACATGTTCTGTATCATGAATATGATTCAGGATGGCCAGATTTAATAAATTTTCTTTTAAAAAGATTTTATCCTGGCTTTTGAATGTGTGATCAAAAGATATGCCATTCTCCTGTATACCTGAGACAATTGAAACAGGGTATTTGTTCTTAAAAGTTTCTATCAACTCCTTCCTATTTTTATTATTGAAGAAGTTGAAGTAGCTTGTAAAAATCATTATCCTTGGGCTTCTGTCCAAGTAACCTTGCACAAAGCTTGGTTAGTTGGAGAGGCCAATACAGGGCGAGCAAAAACTGTTAGAATATCTGGACCATCAGGATAAACCAAATTGCCGCCAAGAATTGAATTGCCTAGATTTCTTATTAGATTAATAGAATAATCTGTAACTTGGTTTCTGCCTGAATCTTGTTCCCCTGCTAAAAAGCCACCAATAGTTACACCAGCGCTCACAGGAGTGTTTCTGACACTTGCACCAGTATGATCCAGATATTGCGATAGGCTACCGTTACCTGCATTAATCCAATTGCCAGACACAGCCCATAGACTGGATTCACAATTAAGTCTTATAGTTACATTTAATGCTTGACGGGTGACTATTTGTACGTCGTTTAATACTAATATGGAGCGATTGATAAGATTGCGCACCCCAACAAAGCTTCCTATGCCATAATCTACTGCTGGTGCAAGGCGAACAGATATGAGCGGAATGTCTCTATCTAAAGTTGGGAGTGCAGCACCTGAAGTACCTGCAGTAAACAAATAGGACTTATCAGGGGTGAATCCACCATCCATAATGACTGAGGTTCCCCAATGTGAAAGGGTGGGTGAGCAATTTTGATTGAATGAAAACACATTGTTGTATGGAAAGAATCGAGGGGTGGGTATTGTTGAAACTCCATCAGAATTGGTTAGATTGCCTACATTTCTACGGTCTATTTTTAACACCTGTTCTCCTGCGGAATTAGTTCTTAGCTTACTATAACGCATGTATTCATAGTCATACAATAGAGTGCCACTGTTAGGAAGCATGAAAGTGGCACTGGGTGAAACAGTTATGCACGATGTAGAAACAAGCATTGTCTGCACGGTTGCTATTTCTCTTTGGGTTGTAAAATCATATCCTTTGTAATATACTTTCTGGTTCTCAGGATCTGATACAATATTAAAACTAGCTGTTGTAGCTTGTCCACTTTCAGTCAATGGTTCTGTGGGCGGTATAAAATTGCCAA